AAATTTCATCTCTAGTAAATATGTTTAAGCGAGGCCTGTTTAAAATATCTTCACGTATTTCTTTAGGAGTCTTACGTCCTTTAATTGGCCTGTCTTCTTCTTGTAGTTCCGAATCTATTTCAAACAAAACAGAATCAGCAACTTTCTCCTGTACAGTAAAAGATGATTTAACTCCGTACTGGTCTGAAAGTGGTTTATATAGCTTAATTCTTACACCTAATTTTCCTCTACTTTCATATGTGTCTATATTCAAACATATGTAAAGATCATTATTGCCGAAATTTAAACGAAAATCAAAAAAGTAAATATCATCGTTAATCTGCTGTTGAATTAGATTTACATAGTTTATTACTTCTTCTTCAGATAAAGTACGAGCAAGGGCGAAGATTTCTCTTCTATCTCTTGATATATTCTGAATAAAAAATTCTGATGATCCTTCATCTGTGGAGAATAAATCGTCTAAGAAATGGTATAGTAGTTTTAAGTTTCTATTACTATACCCTAATTTAGAAGCATCATCTACCGGATTTATAGTTAATATAGATGCAATCTCGGTGTCGCTGTCTGAAGAGTCTAGTTTTCTTGCAAAATCATAGTTGTATGTAGATTCTACCCTATCGTCGTTAATTGTGTATAGGTGTAGTTCGATGTTATTGCTAGTAAAGTCATAAGATGAATCCAAAACAAATTCATCAACAACCCCTAAATCTGCAGGATTGAGTCTTTCGAATTCGTTAAGAGAATTCGGATCTTTTTGGACTGCTATACTTACTATCTTAGCCATTACAATTTATATGCCTTTATTTAATTGAAAACTCTACTCTACCGTTATTAAGTCTAAATAAAACTCTATTTTTAATAAAAGAAGTATTTCCTCCTTTTACTATATATTCTGCTTTTTCTTCTTGTGTTATGTTTTCAAATCTTTTTGCTTTTGCTGCTTTAATTAAGTCTGTTGTTCTAAGGAAATCAAGTCTTCTTTCTCTCTTCTTTCTTTTCTTAGTTTTATCTCGTATTGCCTTAGATCTTTCATACTGCTCAACTTCTATAAACTTAACCATTTCTTGTACCTTTATAGTTTCTTGTTGAGCTGCTTCTGCTTCTGCTACTGCTCCACCTTCTCCTAATTCTAATCCACCTTCTAGAAGAGTTGAGATAGAAGATGCTGTTCCTTCTGCAAGTTGTCTTTCTAGATCTGCTATTGAAGCATTTGCTTGGGCAAGTTGACCTTGAAGTGATGCAATTTGATTTTGAAGTGCTAAAAATTCTTCTAATGATATTTCTTCGCCTTGAGCTATTCCTTGAATTTCTAGTTCTAAAATTCTTCTGTTAGCATCTAAAAGCTGTCTTCTGAGTGATGCTATTTCATCTAAAAGTGGCTGTATATCTAAAGGAGCTTCATCTAGTCTTGTTACCTCTGAGCTCCTTCTTAGTAAAAGCTCATGAGAGTTATTTCCGGTTAGAGGTATATCGAAAAATAGATCATTATACAGTCTAAAAAATAAGTCTAAGTCGTCTTGTCCTAATCCTGGATCATCTTGAAATTCTGTGAATTCAGTATCAAAGATACGACCTAACTGTTCTTTTGTGTAAACGGTTTTTCGTAAAGGTAAATTCTTATCAGCCATTTCTTACTACCTTAAATACCATATCTCCATCTATTACGTTAGTGGAGCCATCGATTTCTGATTTAATTAATAATCTATAATATCTTTCTGGCTGTAGCCCATTCATATATATATCAAAGTAGTTTGAAGTACTATCAGCGCTTATTTTAGTATGTAGTGTATCAAAATCTACAACCATTTCTTCTGTGTTTTCATCTCTTAGTCCCCAGTACGAAGCAGTTGGTAAAATCTTATTTGTTGAGTAGATAGAGGATGTAGTAAATGTTCTAGTAGGATATAAGTCTTTTACTGACAGCCTAAATCTGTTTTTACCTTCATTAATATACTTCTCTCTTCTGTTGCGTATATTGACATCTATTTCGGAGGTTGATACTGTCTGTAAACTACCGGTTGAGTAAGAAAAATCATCCCATTTAAATTCTAGATAAGGTGGGTATATTGTATTAGTATCAGAACTGAAGTACTGTAATTTTAATGATGATGATAAATTAAATTCCAGTTCATCTGATAGTTTTAATATAAAACCATAGTTAGGTATAAATGCAGCGTTGTATTCAACTATAGCATCTCTTACATCAATATTTATATCGTGATCAGTTGTTTTAGAAAACGATTGTTAAAACGCCATCGAGTTCCCAGAAGAACCTGTATACCATGAACCCCCTCCGGGATACGCAGTTGTTGAAGAGCCTGTAATGTTAGTCCCGAACCCGCTAGTAGTCCATGCTGTAGTTTCAGAAGCTTTTGTATAGGTCCAGGAACAGCCAGTTTTGTCTGTAGGGGTATCCCCTGCTTTTCCTGTTCCTTCATCCCAGGGTTGGGCAACAGGATGAGCAAATACTGTGTAGTCAATTGGAATGTTCCCGGTATTGGCAACATATAAATGTAAGCTTGAAGTAAACTCTAAGCTTCCTACTTTATTACTGACAACATCTCTAATCTCGCTAGTGCTAAATTGAATCAACGCTCTTCTAGTCTGTCCATTAGCAGTTGTCGCTGTATTATAACCTCCTATCTCTAATATAGCATCTCTACCGGTGTTAGCTAAAGCTGACTCGGTATAAATAAAAGTGTCTTTTTCAGGAAATATTCTGTATACTGCCATAATTATACTGTTGTAATTCTACCTTGTATGTCTTGTTGAGGATACCTAACTTCAAATATCATAGGATCAGCAGCTGGGTAGATAATATTGTTTCTAGTTGCTGCATCAATATCGTATGCAAATCCTGTATAGTTAGCACCTTGTTTATTTTCTATTGTAATTTTCTGTACTGTCTGTACTCCTTTTACTCTGTCTAATGCAGTATAGATAGCTGAGATGTTTATTGGTTGATTAATAGCCCAGTTCTTAACATTAAAATACTCTATCATAGCTTGATTACAGTTAAATAGTACATCTCTAGCATTGTAATTTGGAAGAGCAAGTACTTCAAATTTTACACCGATATTTACTACGAAAGCATTTCGTATAGTTAAACCATCTGTTAACATCATATACTGGGACATATACTTTCTCAGGTTTTGTTTAAGAGTAAGAGGTGCTGTGGTTAGTCTTCCATTACTGTCGTATGCTAACACGAACATTGAAAGTGCTAGTGGATTATCGATTGCTTCTTCTAAAAGTCCGCTACCTTGTTGAGCTAATGTTTGATCTTTTGCTACAAATACTTTAGCAAGTGAACCAAATCTAGGAGGTAGACTTAATGCTCTTATAGTATAATCTTGTAAAGTTACAACTCTTCCTTGTTCATTGAACGATCTAAAGGAGTTCTGTCTTACCTCTTCAACTGTATCTCCATCTCTTCCTCCAATAGCTGCTCTAGGATTTGTAAAAGCTAAAGTAGCTTCAACACTATTGCTATTAGCAAAAGTTTCATCAGTGGCATTAGCGTTTGCAGTAATTTTAGTTGTTATAGTATTAGCAGGAACATTAGCTTCTACACCGCCGCCTACAAGGTACCTAATCGTTAATGTAGTAAAAGAAGGAGCAAGTCCATAAGCACTAGAATAAAGAAAGTTAGAAGGGTCATACGCATAATCTAATCTAGTTATTCCTTGACTAGTACCGGAACCAACATTTGTTGGGTCAGGAAGGAAAGATATATCATCATCCCCTGATATACCCGAACCGAATTGAATCTGTAGTACACCCTGAGATGTAAATCTAGTAACAAATCTTCTGGGCACTCTTAGTAGTCTAGAGCTAAACTGTACCTGGTCAGCATCGGCTGGGGATGCATTATTTTCTTGTTCAAAGATTGTGTCTTGTCCTAAGAAGGGTACTTCATACCATTTATCTCCGTCTTCATCAATTATATCTAATATCCCAATAATATTTTCGTCTTCAATAGTAATAGTGGCAAATTTTTCTGCAGTGCCGAACGTTCTAGTAATTTGTTTTATATTCCCTGAAAAAGCTTTTGCTGTCTTTTTTAACTGATATCTTTCAGGGTTACCGTTAGAATCAACTGATAGAACTGTTACTTCTGTTGGATCATAAGAGCTAGAAAATCCAAAATCTATCTTACTTTCTATAATAAATTGAGTATCTCCAGATGCAATAACTGCAGGAGAAACTACAGACAGAGCTTGATTAAAGTTAGGGCTATAATTTGCATCTCCCTCTACCGGGTCTACTTGTTGTGTGATTTCTATAGTAGCTTCAGATACCGTAGTAACTTTTGGTCTGTAGCCCATCATATAAGCTAAACTATAAAGATTAGCGGGATCTTTAGCATACTGTAGGTATGTTTCTTGAATTTGAGAATCTTGATAAAACGACAGTATATCCCCAACGTATGAAGCCATCTCTATAAACATCATACCGGGAGAAGTTTCAGTAAAATCGTTGTACGTGTCAGGGAAGTAGTTCTTAGCGTACTCTATAAGTTGATTTCTAAAATCATTGAAATCTCTTTCTACGTACTTTATTTGTCTTGACTGAGCCATTTTTATTCAAAGTTAATTAAAAGTTCATCTTGAATGTTTGTTTCGGAGATTGAATACTTCAAGTAAAAATTTATCTTATTAAAGTCACTGTCTCCTACTACATTCAACTCGGTTACAACTACTCTAGGGAAATAGAGTTGAAGACCTTC